CATCTCGGCGCGCGCCGCAGCAGTGTTCATTTTCTGCCGATGCATCTCGCGCACTGCACTGATTTTCTCGCGCGTCAAATAGCGATCCATGCTCACCCCTCCCCCTGCGCGCAGGGGGCGGTGGCGGCTTGCTCCAGACGGTCCAGCTTGCTTCCCTCGGCCGGCTTGGCATCCTGCTTCGCGCCGAACCACTCGTTGATGTTCGACGCGCCGTCACGGATCGACTGGAAGATGCCCAGGTATTCCGCCAGGTCGTCGGGCGTGATGGTGTCGAGCGGCCGGCCAAGGCGCGCCGCGATCATGTCGGCGGTGATGCCCAGCTTCACGAACGCCTGGGTCATGCCGCGCACGCGGTCGGCCAGCGGCTTCTGGCCGCCCCCCTCCTTCACGGTCCTGCGGCATTCCTCTACGGCGGCGTCCACTAGGTCCGGCGGCAGGACGGCCAGGATGCGCGCGCGGAGGCGCCTGGAGCCCATGTTCGCCGTCACCTCGTAGATGTCGCGCTCGTCCTTCAGCTTCTCCCCGCCGCCGCGCTTGTCCCGCAGGTGGCGCACGGTGAAGGTCTGGGTGCTCAGCACGTTGGTCTGCTGGTCCCAGGCGAAGGCTTCCATCTCGCTTTCGCCGTCGCGCCTGGACAGCTCGCGCATGCCATAGGCGATGTTGCCCCAGCAGCGCGCCAGTTCCTCGGCCAGGCGGATCGACGGGCCTTCCACGGACTGCCCGCCGCGCGGGAAGCGGTAGTTGGCCACCTCGGCCAGCGATGGCCGGCGGCAGGCTTCCATGGCCCGGGCAAAGGCTGCGGCCTCGTCGCGGGGGAACCGCTTGGCGATCACCAGGCGGCCCTGCGCCTCGGCTACGGCGCGCTCGCTCTCGATGGCCACGGCGCCGGCGGAGATATGCTGCGGCGCGGCCTTGGCGAAGGGGTTGTTCGGAGCGTGCTCCACGACCTCGTTCATTCGCTGGCTTCCTTCTGGACGGGCTCGACACGCCCCGCGCTCACGCGGAACATTGCCCCGTTGGTTGTCTTGAAAACGAGCGCGCGCTCGGCGTCGAAGAAGCGCGCCTCCGTGAACAGCGGGTGGCAGGCCAGGACAGCCGAGAAGGCCGGCCGCAGACCAAGAGTTCGGATTTCCCGCGCTAGGCGCTGCGCCAGGGCTTCGGGCTTCTCGCTTGTCGACAGAGCCAGCCGCAGCAGGCGCCGAACGGCCTCTGTCTCGTTGCGTAGGCCGCACTGCGCCATATAGGCCCTGATCTCCTGATGAAGATCGAGCGGAAGGGCGTAAACGGCGCGCTGGACCTCAGCCGCTGGCATCGCTGGCTTCCTTGATGCGGGCCTGGCGGCTGCCTTTGCGGCCCTTGATGGTGGTGCCGATGTCGTCGGCGGTGATGATGCGGTCGGGGACGGCGGCCACGTCGGAGAGCCCCACGCTCCACCCGTCACCGAAGGCGCGCGGGAACGACCCGATGCGCTGGATCAGCAGGTGCTTGGCCGCGTCCATCTGCTTGGAGTGCTCGGCGGCCTTGGCCTTGTGATAGAGCCACGCGTCGGCATGCCCGGCGGCCTCGGCGTCGTCCCGCAGGTCCAGCGCCTCACCTTCCTCGTCCAGCTCTGTCGTGGCGGCCATGGCTGCCCAGGCGCTGGAGCTAGCGTCCGCGTTCGGCACCCGTCCCTCGCGGATCGAGGCCCAGAACCCGGACACCCGGCGCTCCATGTCCTCGACCAGCTTGGGGCGCACGCCGTAGCGGTAGACCCGAAGGTCATTCCCCCCGACGAGCGCTGCGACGGCGCCCCAGGTGAAGCCGGTGGCCAGCAACTGCGCTTGCAGCTGCAACAGGATGTGCATGGGCGGTTCGCCGCCCGTCCACTTCCGGCGGTGCTGGATGAAATCGACATTTTTCAATTCCAGGCAGCCAGGGCCGGAAACATTCCCGTCGTTCGGGCCCGGCGCCGCAATGATACGGTCCAGCGTTGCGCCGAGGCCGCACGGGTGGCTGGCGTAGCGACCAGGAAGAACCTCCCAGCCCTGCTGCTCGGCGGCCAGCAGTGCGATGGCATCTTCCAGCGCTAGGCCGGCGCGGGTGCGCGGGTTGTCCACCTCGGGGCGCGGCATGCGGCCAGCCTTGACCATCCACAGGGCGTAGCGGCCCATGAGGTAGTCCGGCGCGTCGGGCAGGTCATAGAGCCCGGCAACCTCGCTCGCGCCCACATGCCGTGCGCGCAGGTCATGCCATGCTTCGCCCCGCTCGGGGATCGGAAGGAGCTGGCTGGTCACAGCACCACCTTCGCCGCCTGCTGGCGGGCAACCTGAGCGAAGGATGCCGATGCCTCGCCATTCAGCGGCTCAGCGCAGAACGGGCAGAAGTTGGCGATCAGACCCCGCCCCTGCTTCTTGAGCGGGTTAATCACGAGGCGGTGCGAGTAGGCCGCCCCCTTGACGCTGCGGAACGTGGAGATATGCGCTCCCGCGCTTTGCCACGGACCAGAGGTGAGGACACTTTGCAGCGCGTCGCAGGCGTGAACCGTGGTGCCGCCGGACGGATTGTTTTCGACCCGGCAGTAAAGGTTGCTCTCAGCCATCACCACCTCCCCATCACGTTGACGAGGCGAACAGCTTCCTCGCTGTCGTCGCGGGCCAGGGCATCGAGGTGTGCGGCCTGGATCAGCAGGACGCACGCACCGTTCTGGTTCGGGAACTGGTCAGCCTGCTTGCGGATCAGCTGAGCAGCCCGGGCCAGAACATAGGCGTCGTCCTCGCTCAGCCGGTCATCGACATAGGGCGAATGCACAGGCATCACCGGGAACACAGGCGGCGGCACAGGCATCACGGGCGCGATGGGGGCGGTCACGACCGCACCTCCCCGCGCGCGGCGGCGAGGGCGGGGAAGGTTCGAGCGCACACGAAGTAAGCCTTTGTGTCGCCGGGGTTCCTCCAGCCGGGGTAAGAGTATCCCAGCACCTTGCGCGTGTTGCTGGCCTCCCATGTGCTGCGGAACGTCTCCAGCGAACGCGGATGGACATTGAGCGCGCCCACCGTGGTGAAAAACTCGTCCTTCGAAACGAGGCGCATCCCGTCGATATGAGCCGGCGGCGTGCGCGGGCGGTCGCCCCAGTCGGCAAGGTCGCTCGGCGACGGATCGCGGAAGTCGGTCATGCCCGATACTCCCTGTCCGACTGGCGGTAGGCGGCGCGAGCATTGTCGAACGCGACGTGCGGCAGGCTATTCTGGGCCGCTCGATCGCAGTCGCGCTCGATGTCCGAGACGATCCCGCTGGCCAGATCGACCATCATGGCGCCCAGGCTCAGACCGTCCTCGGTCGTCTGCTGGTCCGTGGCCATGGCGTCCGCGACGGGATCAGCCGCTTCACAGAACATGCGCAGCTGATACAGCGCGGTCAGCTTGCGCTCGTAGAACGCCTCAGCGTCGGCATCCGTGACGGCATCGACAGCCCGGCGGTGCATCGCGTCGATCTGCTGGGCGTAGGTGGCGAGAATGGACATGCTCAGCCCTCCCCACGCGCGGAGGCGATGGCGGCGAGGGCTGCGCAGAGGTGGTGGCAGCACACATTGTCCGGATGCTGGTCAACGCATAGCTGCTTCAGGCTCTCGACGGCGCCTTCCAGCGCCTCCAGCAGCGCCGAGCGATCCCGCTCCAGGCGAGCCATGTGCCGGAGAAGCGCCTCGTCACCATCGCGCTTCGCCCGCCCCTGCATCACAGCGCCCCACAGGATCGCGCCGCGTGGTGACAGCCCCGGAGTGTGGGCCGCCTTCTGCTCCGTCTTCGTCTCGCTCATCGGGCTCTCCTCCGAGCCCGGGGTGGGCTCTGTGTGAGCCCACTATGTGCAATTCTGCAAACCAGTGCAACTGCAAAAATGCAAATGTCTAGGCAAAAAAATACCCCGCCCAGTCGGCGGGGCTCGTTCGGGCGACGTGGACGTTACCTTCTTTCGCTCGCGGCATTTATCAGGAGCAGGCCCCATGTCCACACACCGCTCACGAAACCAAAGTCGTACCACCAGCCTGCGTTGGGAAACGCGTAAATGCGATCGCCTGTGAATAGGCCGATCCATAGCGCGACGGTGCATGACCACCCGTGGAACAGCCCAAGGAAGAACCCCGGCGGATCACCGCCTGCGAGCGGCAGGGGCTGTGACGCGCAGGCCCCGAGCGTGGTGATTAGCAGCAATGCTGCCAGGGTCGCCGCACGCCTCATCACACCCCCATCATGTCGGCCATACTGAGCACCTTGTGCATGCTCACCACCTCATCCTGGGCAAACTCAACCTCTTTGTCGGGATTGAATTGCCTTGTGATTACCTTGCCGCCCGCGCGCCTCACGAACTGCTTCACATAGGCGCGCATAGTGACGTGTTGGTCCTCTAGCCCCTCGCGCCTGACGATCACCACGCGGTCGCCGGGATGAATGGGCCGCTTGGGGTGCAGGTAGACAAGATCGCCGTGGCTGATGGCAGGCTCCATGCTGTCTCCCTCAACCCATAGCGCATAAACATCCCGGACGCCGATCAGGCCGGGCGGGCGGCGCACCCAGTCTACCACTTCGGACATGTCGAGAACGAAGGCGCCATCACCGTTCGCCCCTCGCGCCGTGCCGAACACCGGGACGTCGCGCTTCATCTCCGCGAGAACCGGCACCGGGGCATCGGGCGCCGGGCGAACTTCCGACTTGCCGGGCGGTGTGGGTATCGCAGGCGCTCCGCCAGCGGAAGCAGCGTCTATGAGCTTCTGCATCGTCTTGCCTGAAAGGGAGTGCTTCACGTCCGGATCGTTCAGGAAGCGCGTGAGCGTCGATGGCGCCAAGCCAGCCGCCCGCGCCAATCCCGTCGCATCCATGCCTGTGCGCGCAAGCAGCTCCTGGACCTGCTCACGTATCCTGCGTTGATAGTCATCCATGTGCGCAAACTTGCACATTTCGGCGGTGCTGGCTGTTTGCATGATTGCTATTGACGCGTTTGCACGACTGCAAATATGATGTGCATATGGCACCCCTTCTCACGCCCGCAGACATCGAGGCCCGCGCCGCTTCCTGCGGCAAGTCCATGGCGCAGGTCTGCCGCGAGGCTGCCATTGCTCCGTCCACCTTCTCGCGCTGGAAGGCGAAGAAGACCGAGCCGACGCTGGACGTGTATCGGCGCCTGGTCGAAGCCGCCTTCGCCCCGCGCGAGGTGGCGTGATGTCAATCTTCGAGCCATTCGGGTTCCGGCATCGTCTTGAAGCGCAGTCGCTCTTGCTCCGCGAGAATGGCGTCGAGCTTGGCGTGAAGCCGGCCGATGTCGTGATCATGTCCCTTGATGAGGGCGTAGATGCCCGAGGCGCACAGGCCGACACCGACAAGGATGGCGCCGACCTCAAGATGGTTCGGATAGCCTTCCCAGAGCTTATAGGCACCGAAGGCCAGCAGGACCGAGCCTGCGCTGCTCAATATCCACATCTCTCATTCTCCTTCCGGAGGGCCGCCTGATGCGCGCCCTCATTGGCAAAGTCCTGCTGTGGTTCATCCGGGGTGCTGAACCTCCGTTCGATTGGGCGGCGTTCGACCGCCAGATCAAGTCGGAGGCGCTTCGTCTCAGTGACCAGCTCCGGAGAAGCGTGTGATGTGCAGCAGCAGCTCATCCACCGCCGCCTCCATGTATGCGCCGTCTGGCGCTGTCGGTGCCGGGCGGTATTGCTCCAACGCTTCCATGATCCTGCCGCGCTGCGGATTGGCGGCGATCAGCGCCGCGACTGCGACGCGCAAGACCGCGATGGACGTGACCGCCATCGCCAAGCGTTGCTGTTCTTCGTTCATGACTATCCTCCATGCCATCATTCCCTGGCGCATGGTGGATCACGGGCCGGTTATTGCGCAATCGCGTAGGCCGGCCCGTGTCTCCTCTTCCCGCAGCGTCGCCAGCGGCCAAGACGGCCTGACGCTCCGGGCAGCCGCGCGGGCCGGATATCCCCGCCTTGGGCCTCTCCTCCGTGTCTCGACTGCGGGTGTCGCTGGCGCGCCCCGCGCATTTTCCAGGGAGGTGCCCGAACAGCGCGCCAACGCTGCCCGGGCTGTTACTGCGATCTGCCATGCCCCGAACTCTATCCAGGAGCATGTGACATGACTGTCATTACGATGGACAGCATTGCCACCGTCTTGCGTGGCAAGTCTCCCAAGCAACTCGCCCGTCTCGCCCGCGTCCATCCCCGCACCGCCGCCCGCTGGCAGGCTGGGGAGAGCGCACCTGGCGCCGATGACCTCGTGCGCCTGATGGCCGTGGACGCAGACATTTTCTCGGAAATCGCCCGCCTCGCGGGCCGCGCCGACGCCGGGCAGATCGCCCAGGCAGCGGACCATCTGCGCCACGCGCTGAAGGAGCTGGGCGGGTGACGTTCTGGATCGCCTTCGGCTGGTTCGGCTTCGGTGCCGTCAGCGGAAATCTCCCCGAGCTGCGCCTGGGCATCGTCGCCTTCGGCTGCTCCTGGGGCCTCATCACAGAAACCATGCGCGAAGGCATCCGCAAAGCGATGCGCGCACTCGGGAGGCATGCATGAGTAACACCGCGTGGCTCGACCATGAGGTAGGGCAGATGCTCAGCGCCTATCAGGCCGGCGTCCTGATCCAGGACATCGCAGACCAGATCGGCCGCACACCGCGTGCCGTCCGGGCGAAGCTCTGCGCGCTCCGTGTGCTGGGGGACAACCGGGCGCTCCGTGAAAAGGCGCCCCCGGCTACGTCCGTTGCACCGGTGGCCGGCGCCTGGTCCGACGACGACAAGCAGTTCGTCCTGCTGGCCAAGCGTGAAGGCAAGACGGCTGCTGAAATGGCAGCTGCCCTCGGCCGGTCGGTCAACTCGGTCAAGGGCGTGATCGACGAAATGCGCGATGAGGGGCTGCTGCTGCCCAATCCCAAGCCGCAGATCGTCATTCCCGCCATGCTCTCCGATGCCCAGGAACGCATGATCCTGAGCATCATGCAGCGCCTCAACCTGTCGCGTGAGCGCGCCATCGTCGAGATGCGGGCGCACTACAGCGCCAAGGCCCGGAGGCACGCGGCATGATGGGCGCGGTCGAAGCCATCTTCAAGGCGGCCTTCCTGCTCGCCCTCGGCGGCGGGATCGCGATGCTCGGTTGCGCCTTGGTCTGGATGCTCTGCGACCTGCGGGACAGCGACCATGACCCCTTCTGAGCCCCAGCCGGTCACGACCGAAGAACTTGACCGCGTGCGCAACGCCCTCATCACCTACACGGACATCCGCACGGCGTGCGGTGCCGCTGGGATCGAGCCGCACCGCGTTCCGCAGTTCGTCCGCATCCTGACCGACATCATCAAGCAGAACCAGCGCAAGGTGCGGAGGTTCCGCCGGTGAGCCTGCACGAAACCCGCCTGGTCCTGCCGCTGCCTCCCTCGGCCAACCGCCTGTGGCGCGTGTTCAAGGGCCAGGTCCGGAAATCCACCGACTACCGAAAGTGGGCGGACGATGCTTCGGATGCTGTCTCGCACCAGCTCGGCGGCCAAGCGCGCCTGACGTGGTTCACCGCCTCGATCACGCTGCCGGTCACGCGCCGCGACCCCGACAACGCCATCAAGCCGATCATGGATGCCCTCCAGGCCGGCGGTGCGATCCAGGATGACAGCATGCTACGCGGCCTGACGCTCGACGTGGATGACGACTGCCCCGCTGAATGGGTCAGCATCGGCCTGTTCGAAGCGCCGGCACCGCGTGCTGTCCGGGAGGTACAGGAAGCCCAGCGCCGCGCCTGGGAGGCCGCCCACGTCCTCCTGACCGAGCATACCGCCAAGCTGACCCCGGCGCCCTATGGCCGCTGCGTGCGTGTCCGCGACCTCGGCCCCGACAACATCCCCGCTCCCATGGCAGCCAACATGCTCGCCCTGGCCGAGCGCATCATGGGAAGGCGGGCATGAGCTTGCACTACGACGGCCAGACCCCGCCCGCCGGCACGCCGCTGACCCAGATCGCGCTGTTCCTCTGCGCCGATCTGCCGGTGTTCCCCTGCAATTCGTCCAAGCGTCCCATCACCCAGAACGGCCTGCACGACGCTGCCCAGGACCGCGATACCGTCTCGGAAATGTTCTCGCGCCCCAAGGCCGCGCTCATCGGCGTGCCGACCGGCCGTGCCTCTGGCGTGTTCGCGGTGGACATCGATGTGCGCGACGGGGCCAAGGGTGGCGAGTGGCTGACGGCCAATGAGCACCGCCTCCCGCAGACCCGCCGGCATCGCACACAGTCAGGCGGAACCCACCTGCTGTTCGCCATGCCGGCAGGCCGCACCATTCGCAACAGCGCCGGCAAGCTGGCTGAGAATGTCGATGTCCGTGGCGACGGCGGCTACATCATCTACCCGCCCAGCACCGGCTACAGCGTCTCTGACCCCGCCGCCCCGGCCGAAGCGCCCGAATGGCTGCTTGACCTGCTGGACCCGCCTCAGGCGGCCCCTGCGCCGGCTCCCAAGCCCCGCGCGCTGGCCGATGACACCAACGGCTCCCGCTACGCCCTGGCGGCCCTCAGCAACGCCTGCGACGCGATCATGGCCGCCGGCTGGGGCACGCAGGAAACCACCCTCAACACCGCAGCCCTGCACATGGGCCATTTCGTCGCCGGCGGCGAGCTGTCCAAGGGCTACGCCCGCGAAACCCTCATTTCAGCCGGCATGGGCATGCGCAACCAGCCCGGCATGGCTCCCTGGCACGAGCGCGACATCCGCGCCAAGGTCGAGCGCGCCATGGCTGACGGCGAGGCCCGGCCCTGGAACGCCCCGGCCCGCGAAGTCCGGCACGTCCACCGCATCGAGATCGTGGCGCCTGAGCCGCCGCCCTATGAGGATGTGCCGCATCACTGGCACGGCGAGCCGGACTACGACATGTCCCTGGACGCGGCCGAGCGGATCGCGCCCGAGGCCAAGGCGCCCACCAAGGCCCTGCACTGGACCGATGAGGGCTGGGACGAGGCGGCTATCGAGCGCCGGCAATGGGCCGTGCCCGGCCATCTGCTGCGCGGCGCCATCACCCTTGCCGGTGGCCCGGGCGGCACCGGCAAGTCCTCTCTCATGGTGGCCTGGGCCTGCGCGGCCGCACTCGGCGAGCACTACGGCAGCTTCAAGCCGAACCGCCCGCTCAAGGTCATGACCTACAACGTCGAGGACGACGAGAACGAGCAGCGCCGCCGCTTTTCCGCAGCCCTGCGCCAGTTCGGGAAGTATCCCCGTGACCTGGCCGGGCGCGTCGCCCGCGTCTCCCCCGACGACATCGGCACCCTGATACAGGTCGATCGACAGGCCGGCACGTTCCTGTTCACCCAGGCGTGGGACGAGCTCGAGGCGCTGATCCAGGAATGGCAGCCCGACATCCTGATGCTGGATCCTCTGGCCGAGCTCCACACCGCGGAGGAAAACGACAACACCGCCATGCGGCATGTCGTGGCCCATCTGCGCACCCTGGCACGGCGCTACAACATCGCCATCATCCTCATCCACCACACCCGCAAGGGTGCGGAGGCCGGCGACCTGGACAGCTTCCGTGGCGCCTCGGCGACCGGCGGCGCGATCCGCAAGGCCTTCACCGTCACCCCCATGGACGACGCGGATGCGGCGAAGCTGGGCGTGGCTGACGACCTGCGCTGGACCTACTTCAAGGTCGCAGACGCGAAGAACAACTACGGCCGGCGTGAGGATGCCGCCTGGCATCAGATGCAGGAATACGAGCTCGACAACGGCGAGCACGTGGCCGCAGCACTCCCCTGGACGCCCCCCGATGCGGCGCGTCAGGGCATCGACCCGGATGTCTACGCCCACATCATGGCGGGTATCTCGCACGGGACAGCGCATGGCCCTTGGAGCCCCCGCCTGAGCATGGAAGAGCCGCGTTCCGTCGCGGTCCTGTTCCATCGGCACGGCATCTCGGAAGCGAAAGAGCAAAGGACCCTTCTCAAGCAACTTCAACTGGATGGGTGCACTGTCCAGGAGTTCTACGACAACAACCGGAACCCGAGGAAAGGTCTGCGCGCAGTGGACGGTTCCCCGGTTGCCGCATGGTGCAACGAGGCGACGGGCGCGCAGTCCGGCGGCACGGTGCATCAATGATGCCGCGCTTCTGCATCAAACTTGCATCAAACCTGCACCAAAGATTTCTGCATCAAAGTCCTCGCGTACGCGCGCGCGTAAAAGAACTCCGTTCTTTTCTGCAAACTTTGATGCTTCGATGCAAAAGCCATCGAGGCGCATCAAAGGTTGCGGCTTACGCTGACGCTCGCCGCAACTTTGATGCGTGCTGTGTGGGCGGAGGTGCCGCCCCATGAAAGCAACGACCCACCACGTCCGCCTGGGCGATACGAGGTTCGTCGGCGGCCAGCGTTACGTCTGCACCGGATGGCAGCCCCATACCGGCCAGGAGCCGACCATCTTGCTCGAATGGGCGTCCTACTGCGCTGAGTGCGAGAGGCCTTTCGCCGTCCTCGTCAGCGCCTTCACACACAAATTCGAACCCAATCGGCGCTGTGCGTTGCATCGCGCGCCAGGAAGGAGAGCAGCCCAATGGCTGGCGTGAACAAGGTCATCATCCTCGGCCGGCTGGGCAAAGACCCAGAGGCACGAAGCTTCCAGAATGGCGGCAAGGTCGTGAACCTGTCCGTCGCAACCTCAGAGCGCTGGAAGGACAAGGCCGGCGAGCAGCAGGAGCGCACAGAATGGCACCGCGTCGCGATCTTCGATGAGCGCTTGGCGGAGCTGGCCGAGCGCTACCTGACCAAGGGAAGCGAGGTCTACCTGGAAGGGCAACTCGAAACCCGGAAGTGGACTGACCAGTCCGGCGCCGAGCGCTTCTCAACCGAGGTCGTGCTGCGGCCATATCGCAGCTCCATGCAGTTCGTGGGCGGGAAGAGCGACCGCGGCGAGCAGCAGACCCAGAGCCAGCCCAGGCGCGAAGCCCAGCAGCGGCCGTCCAGCGGCTCCTACGGCGGCGGGAAGGGCAATGACCTCGATGAGATCCCGTTCGGGCCGGAGGTGCGGTGATGGAACAGTTCATCCAGCACGGCGCCCAATGGGGTCTGTGGGTCGGGCTCCTGACCAGCATCGTCATCCTGAGCATCGCTCTCTCGCAGGAGGATGTGAGGAAGGAGGGTTTTTCGACGGTGGCATTTGGCTGCTGTGCCGCAGCCGCCCTCATCTGCACCCTCACGACCGCCGCCGGCTTCGCCGTGGCCTTCCTGATCGGGCTTCCCATGAAGTTCCTCGGAGCCCTCTGACATGACCAAAAAACACGCGCGCGCGCGCGGCCTGAAGGAGGTGTGAGGTGGAGGAAGTGAGCAGCGTAGAGGCGGTCCCTGTGATCCATCTGGATGCGGCACTGCTGGACGAGATGCGGGATGTGGCGCGTCAACTGAACGCGCTGATGGCCCGCATCTACCGTGCGCAGGGTGTGGCGCCGCACTGGGAGACACCCACCCCCGCGCCCGAGGGGGACGGGGCGTGAAGGAAGCTCTGATCTACGCGGGCATCTGCCTCGTGTGCGCCATAGCCGCGCTTGCAGATGGGATGCCTTGGTTGGCGTGCGCGGCCTTCTGGGTCTGCGGGCTGTGGTCGGGCGATGTGATCAACATCACCAAGCGACGCATGGGGTATACGAAGGGAGATACGCCATGAGCGCGCCCTGGGACGGCCGGCCGGAGCAGCCGGAGCGGGATGGGTGGCATTGGCTCAATGACGGGGAGGAGGACATCGTCGCTTTTTGGGATTCGGCGAATCCAAGGTGGTGGACCGTTGGCAACGAGGTGGAGATGAACCCGGAAGAAGCTGACTTCTGCACCTACCTCGGCCCCATCCCCCCGCCCTCCGAAACCGCCCGGCTGCGGGAGGCGCTGCGACTGGCGCGGGATTGGCACGAGGAGGAGCGCGATGCGCTGAGCAAGCGGCCGCCGAGAGCAGGGGATCAATGGCAAGCACTTCAGCATCGGTTGCAGATCGACTTCATCAACCGCGCCCTGCTCGGCGAGAAGGAGGCGGGGGATGAAGCTCACTGAAGCCCAGCGCCGGCCGTGCAGGCTGCTGATGATGCAGATTGCGGCGCAAATCATAGGCCAGATGGCGCACATCGGGATGACCTACGAGAAGATGGCCGATGAGCTGGGCGTCTCGCCGCAGCTGGTCCGCAACACGCTGGCCGCCATGGCGGTGGGCGATGACAGGAGCCGACGTGCGACTTCGATAGCCGCCCCTGCCGCGATGGCAGCGGCCATGGGGTGCTTCTTCAACGTCAGCCTCATTCCCGAACCGCTGCCCGAGCCCGCCGAAGGTCTGATCGGAGAGATGTTCGATGACCCCGCCTGAGCCGCTGAAGCCGTGTCCTGAGCCCTTGGTGATGGCTCAGGTAGAGGCGCGATATTGCGACCTTGCGAGCGCATTGCGCGAAGTTCCGAGGGCAGAGAGGTGTGCGGCATGGCACGCCGAATTGGAAGGCGTTCTCCGAGCCATGGAGCGCGCCGGTGACGCCGCCTGGAACCGCCGCGCAGAGGATGGGAGGGAGTGATGGGCTGCCGCAGAGCCGGGAAGATAGCTTGGTGCCTAATGTGGATGGTCCTCTGCCTCATCACCATCGCCCAGGTGCAGGCCGCCGTCTCCGAGGCCGTCGCGAAGGAGAGGGAGGCGGTGAAGGAGCGGGTCATGCGCTACATCATGACGGCCAACGGCTCCGTGGCTAGCGAACCGAACCTGATTACGCGTCGCTTCTACGAAGGCGAGCGGGCCGGCTTCGAGCGCGTGCTCACATACCTCAGCTCGCGCGGCGGGGAGGGGTGATGGCGAAGCCTGAACTTAACCCCAGCCACTGCGGGGGCGGCGCGAAGATGAAGCAGGTTTCGGCCGGGATTTTCCCGACCTTCTGGATCATCTCCTGCGACAACTGCGAACGCGAGGTGCCGGGCATGCGGGAGGACCGCGCCGTGGCCAAGTGGAATGAGCCTGAGCCCTTCTTCTCCCGGCTGCTGAAGCAGGAGCCCCGCCCATGAACGCCCTGACCGACGACATGATCCGACGCGGCGCCGTGCAGGTGAACATCCTCGCCCCCGTCGAGGTCGCGCCCGGCGACTGGCGCATCCAGCGCGCCGCAGCGTGGCGCCTGCCGGCGGACCATCCCGACCGCACCGTCTGGGATTGGATGGCGCACCAGGGCCACCTCAGCTCGCAGCAGGCGCAGAACATGGCCGCGCTCGCGAACCTGGCGCTGGCCGCTGGTGCCATCCGCAGCGACGTGGCGCGGTATGATCCCCTGCGCGGGCGTGCGACGGCCTCAGCGGAGGATTACGGCCCCGAGGATGAATGGCGCGCGCTGCTGCGTGAGCTGCCGGCCGTGGCGTGGGGCGCGATCTCGGACATGCTGCATCACAACATCCACCCGGGGCCGAGGCTGGAGGCTGTGTGCCGCTGCCTGGACCGGCTGGACTACCTGCCAGAGCGGTGGGCGGCGGATTTGTGGGAGGGGGAGGAGGGGTGAAAGAGATGTGGGCATGGGTATGTTGGGTGACCATCGGGGCAGGATGTGCCATTGCCGCCGCCTTCTGTGGCGCGATCGGCGGCGCGCTGCTGGCCAAGACGATACTCCTCGCTCTATGGCTGGCCGTCGGCGTTTGGGATGAAATGACACGCATCGCGCTCGAAATCTCTTTCGGCGTCTGTGGTGCCATCTTCGCGACGATCTTCGCTGGCGTCGTGTATTGCCATGAGGTGGAATGCCCATGACCTGGAACCCCGACATGGCGCAGGCGCCGAGGGATGGGAGAACCGAAATCCTTCTCTGGTTCCCCAGCCTGGAGGCAATGAAGGTGTGCTATTGGGCCGGTCACGGGTACGGGAACCATCCTGACCGATGGCAACTAAGCGGTTCGGGCGCCAACGAGCAGCCCGACGACCACGAGGAAGACTGGGAACTGCCGCCCACCCACTGGATGCCGCTTCCGCCCCCACCAAAACCCCTTGACGAAACGGCCTGAAAAGCCGCAATGTCGCGACGGATTATAGCGCCTGGGCCCTAACGGACCCGGGCGCTTTTGTTTTCAAGGGGTTAGATGCCGTTCGGGGCGAGAACGCGCGGGACGTGGCCCAAAAGCCAGCATGGCAGCAAGGGCGCCGGCAGCGGGCCGAAGCAGGGGGCGGGCTTCTTCGGGCCAGCACAGGGCGCGGGTAAGAGCGGCGCAGGACCAGGGAGACCGAAAGGCGTGGGTGACGGAGAGGGCAAGTCTGCCCGGGCGCGTGCGATGCTGCTTGAGGCAGCGGTTGATGCAGCGCAGGCCCTTATCAGCATTGCGGGGGACAAGACCGACGAGCGCCGCATGCAGGCCGCTGTGCACATCCTCAACCGCGTGGGCCTGCACGAGAAGTCGGGGCTTGAGCTGTCCGGCCAGGACGGCGGCCCCATCGCCATCAGCCGCGTGATCGTGGATCCCGGAGCGCCAAAGCCCGACTGATGCAGATCGAAACCCCCCGCGTGTTCCTGCCGCTGCTGGAACCGAGCCGATACAAGGGGGCGTTTGGCGGTCGCGGCAGCGGGAAGTCGCATTTCTTCGCGGAACTGATCGTTGAATGGTGCCTGCGTCATCGCGGCGCCCGCATCGTCTGCATCCGCGAGGTGCAGAAAAGCCTGAAGGAAAGCGCCAAGCGCCTGATCGAGGACAAGATCAACGCGCTGGGCGTGGCGAAGCATTTCGACGTGCTTCGGGACGAGATCAAGACGCCGGGGGGCGGCGTGATCCTGTTCCAGGGCATGCAGGACCACACCAGCGAGACGATCAAATCGCTGGAAGGCTTCCATGTGGCGTGGGGCGAGGAAGCGCAGACACTTTCCAGCCGCAGCCTCGAAATGCTTCGCCCTACCATCCGCGCGCCGGGGTCAGAGCTGTGGTTCTCCTGGAACCCGCGCAACGCCAGCGACCCGGTAGACGCCCTGCTGCGCGGCCCCGAGCCCCCGCCGGGCGCCTTGGTGGTGCGGGCCAACTACTCGGACAATCCGTGGTTCCCTTCCGAGCTGGAAGGCGAGCGGGCATTTGACGAGCGGACCAAGCCGGACCGCTACGCCCACATCTGGCTGGGCGAATACGAGCCGGTGGCCATCGGCGCCATTTGGGACCGGCTGGTATTGCACCGCAACCGTCGAGCCGAAGCGCCGCCGATCAAGCGCATCGTGGTGTCTGTGGACCCCGCCGTGTCCTCTGAGGCCGGCAGCGACGAACACGGCATCGTGGTGACGGGTCTGGGCGAGGATGCCAGGGGCTATGTGCTGGAGGACGCCAGCCTCAAGGGGACGCCGAGCCAGTGGGCGCACCGCGTATCGGTGATGGTGGACAAATGGCAGGCCGACGCCGTGGTGATCGAGCGCAACCAGGGCGGTGACATGGTGCGGCACACGCTGGAGAGCGTGCGGCGCGACCTGCGCATCATCGAGGTGGTGGCGACGCGCGGCAAGCATGTCCGGGCCGAGCCTATCTCGGCGCTCTACCACCTGGACCGGGTGTCGCATGTCGGCACGCACGCCAGGCTTGAGGATCAGATGTGCCAGATGACGGCTAGCGGGTTCGAGGGCGAGGGATCGCCTGACCGCGTGGACGCGCTGGTATGGGGCCTGACGGAGCTGTTCCCGAAGGTCATTCGCGGCCCCGAAAAGACCGTGAAACGCGAAATCGACATTTTCCAGGGGGAAGGCTCATGGATGGCGTAACCCCCGAGGGGCTGCGGCTTGGCTGACGACATTCTGGCCGGCGCGAAGGAGCGGTTCTCCGCCTCGCAGGATGGCAGCGTGCTGAACCGTGACGAGGCGCTGAACGACATTGCGTTCTCGCGCCTGGCGCTGCAATGGCCGCGCGAGATCATGACGCAGCGCCGGCTTGAGGGGCGCCCGTGCCTGGTGGTGAACCGGCTGCCGGCGTTTATCCGGCAGGTGGTCAACGACGCGCGGCAGAACCGCCCTGGTATCAGCGTGCATCCGGTGGACAGCGGCGCGGATTACGAGACCGCGCAGATCATCGGCGGCCTGATCCGCGCCATCGAGCGCGGCAGCAACGCTGAGGTGGCCTACAACACGGCCTTGGAGAACGCGGTCACGGGCGGCTTCGGCTTCTTCCGCGTCTGCACGGATTATGTGCATTCCGAGAGCTTCGACATGGAAGCCCGGATCGAGCGCATCGCGAACCCGCTGGCGGTCTATTGGGACGTCACCAGCACGGCGTTCGACGCCAGCGACTGGGAATACGGCTTCGTCACCGAGTGGATGGAGCAGGCCGAGTTCAAGAAGCGGTATCCGAAGGCCTCGCCGGTCGATTTTAACGGCGGCTTCGGTGACTATGACCGCAACTGGATCGACGGCCGGAACGTGCGCGTGGCGGAATACTGGCTGCGTAGCGAGGAAAAGCAGAAGCTGTTCGGCTTCGCAGACGGCACGACGCTGACCGAGAAGGCGCTGCATGAGCAGCTGGAAGTCATGGCTTCCGGGCTGGGCATAGAGGCGCCCGAGAAGGCTGATGACGGCTTGCGGCTGCTGGGCGAGCTGACCGGCATGGTGCCGACCCGCGAGCGGTCCAGCAACTATTTTAAGGTCAAGCGCCGCATGGTGAGCGGCGCCGAGGTGCTGGAAGAAACGGATTGGGCCGGCCAGAGCATCCCGATTTGCCCGGTGTGGGGCGAGGAGGTGATGTATCAGGGTCGCCGGCACTTCCGGGGCATGGTGCGCGACGCGCGCGGCCCGCAGGAGATGCTGAACTACTCGCGCTCTGCTTTTACAGAATTGGTCGCTCTAGCCCCGAAAGCTCCGTGGCTCGTGCCCCAGGGGGCGATCCCGGATACTGAGCGCGGCAAGTGGAACACCGCCAACGTCAGGTCATACGCATACTTGGAATACGACCCGACCGCTGGCGCGATGCCGCAGCGCCAGCCTTTTGCCGGTGTGCCTGCCGGGGCTTTGCAGGATGCGCTGAACTCTATCGATGATCTAAAGTCGATCACCGGCATTCATGACGCCAGCCTGGGCGCTCGGAGCAACGAGACGAGCGGGCGGGCGATCCTGGCCCGCCAGCGCGAGGGCGATACGGCGAATTACCACTTCATCGGCAACCTCGCGCGCGCGGTGGAATACTGCGCACGGGTGCTGATCGAGATCATCCCGTCCGTTTACTCCACCCGTCAGGCCATTCAGATCCTCGGCCAGGACGACGCGCCGCAGGTGGTGCGGTTGCAGCAGTCCAGTGGCCGGCCGGCCGAGCCCGACGGCGAGAACGGGCGCCTCTATAGCCTTGACGTGGGCAAGTACGATGTGACCGTGAAGGTCGGGCCGTCCTACGCCACGCAGCGCGAGGAGGCCCGCGAGAGCCTGCTTGAGATCATGCGCGCCGTTCCGCAAAGCGCGCTGGTGATTGGCGACCTGATCCTGAAGAACATGGATTTCCCGGAGGCCGACGAGGCCGCCAAGCGTATCCAGATGCTTCAGCAGATCGAGTTGCAGAAGATGATGCCGCCCGCAGCGCCTCCTGGCGCGCCTGGGCCGGCACAAGGGATGGGCGGACCTCCGCCCGTGGGTGCGCCGCCCGTCGGCGCGTAAGAGGCTAACCGATGAGCAGTGGCGATGATGCCGCAGTCCTCAATGAGGAAGCGGCCGATGGCGCTGTTGTTCCGCCTGAGCAGTCCGATGCGGCTGCTGAAGCGCAACACCAGACCACCGATGAAGAAGCCCAGGCCGAGGACGAAACGACCGAAGAACCGGAAGCCCCGGAACTGGTCGAGTTCAACTTCGGCGGCAACAAGCTGACCATCCCGAAGGGCGACCTGCCCGACGAGGTGGTGGCGAAGGTGAACGACTACACGTCGAGCCTTCAGACGGAATTTCAGCGCGGGCAAGAGGCTGCCAAGCGCCTTGAGCAAGACCTGGGTGAGCGCGTTCGCGCGACCGAGGAGCTGGCCAAGCTGCGCGGCGAGGGCCTGGATTTGTACGCGCAGGTTCGTCAACTCGATACGGAACTGAAGGAACTCGGGAAGGTCAGCCCGGAGCAGCTCGCGCAGCTCTGGCAGACCAATCCGGACCTGGCCCGGCAGATTTCCGACACTGTGACCGCCAAGCGGGAGCAGTTCTCGGCTGCCAACCAGCGCCTTCAGCAGCACCTGACGGCTGAAAAGCAGCAGCAGGAGGCTTTCACGGCCAAGGAGATGGATCGCCTCCATCAAGAAGGCCGTGAGCGCGTGTCCAAGCTCATCCCCGGCTTCAATGAGGCTGTGGAGAAGGAGATCATGGACTATGCGCAGAAGTCCTTCGGACTGACTGCCAAGCAGGCGCAGGAATGGCCCCTGAACCCCATCGCCGCGCAGGCGATGCACAAGGCCATGCTCTACGATCGGTTGATGGAGCGCGCGGCGAAGGCCGCGAAACCAGCCCCGGCGCCGGCCGCTCCCGTGAAGCCCCTTCGGGCTCGGAGCGGAGAGCCGAAATCGGATGATCAGCTGTCCGACGAGGAATACTTCCGGCGCCACGTCTCCAAACCCGGTGGTCGAGGCTGAGGCCCGCCACCTGACGCGAAAGGCAAGGTTTAGGCAAACCGCTCTCCGGGCGGCTTGCGTAAGCCTTGTGTACGACCATGGCCAACTCGCTGCTCACTCCGCAGCAGATCACCCGTCGCGCGCTGGTGATCCTCCATCAGAAGCTGAACTTCGTCGGCAACATCAACCGCCAGTACGATGACCGCTTCGCCCAGGATGGCGCCAAGATCGGTGACACCCTGCGCATCCGCCTGCCGAACCAGTACACGGTTCGCACGGGCGCGGCGCTCTCGGTGCAGGACACGACCGAGACGAACACCACCCTGCAGGTGAACAACCAGAAGGGCGTGGACACGCAGTTCACCAGCGTGGACCTGACCCTGAGCCTGGACGATTTCGCCCAGCGCATCCTGGACCCGGCCATGTCGGTGCTGGCGTCGAACATCGAGGCCGACGCGCTGACCATGCGCAAGAACGTCTGGCAGTCGGTGAACAACATCGGCAGCCCCTTCGCGCTGCGTCAGGCTCTGCTGGCCCGCAAGCGCCTGACGGACAGCCTGGCGCCCGAGGACGGCAACCGCTCCGTGGTCATGAACACCCAGGACAACGTGGACCTCGTGGACGCGGTGAAGGGCTTGTTCCAGGACAGCAAGGAGATCGCCGCGCAGTACCGTGAGGGCAAGGTGGGCCGCACGGGTGGCTTCACCTACTTCGAGAACACCCTGCTGTCCTCGGACACGACCGGCACGGCCGCGTCCACCACGGGCTACCTGATCAACGGCGGCAGCCAGACTGGCGCGACGATGACGGTGGACACCGGCACGACCACGTTCCTGGTGGGTGACATCATCACCATCACGGGCGTGAACGAGGTGCATCCGGAGACCAAGGCCGACACCGGGCGCCTTCAGCAGTTCGTCGTCACGGCGAACAGCGGCACCAGCGCGACGAGCCTGGCTATCTCGCCGGCCATCGTCACCAGCGGCGGCGCGCAGAACGTCACGGCGGCCCCGGCCGACAATGCCCCGATTTCCAAGATCGGCGGCAACGCGACGCTCTACAACGCCTCGCTGGCCTTCCACCGCGACGCCTTCGCCTTCGCGACGGCTGACCTGGTGCTGCCGAAGGGCGTGGACATGGCGAGCCGCGCCGTGATGGACGGCATCAGCATGCGCCTCGTGCGCCAGTACGACATCCAGAACGACCGCTTCCCGGTTCGTATCGACGTGCTGTACGGCTACAAGGCGATCCGCCCGCAGCTGGCCTGCCGCATCCTCTCCAACTGAGGACGACGGGACAGCATGAGCCTGCTGACGATCATTCAGGATGTGGCGGCCGAGCTGAGTCTTGACCGCCCGTCGTTCGTGGTGGGCAACCCTGACCCGAACGTTGCCCACATGCTGCGGCTTGCCCAGCGTGTGGGTAGCGACCTGCTCTCACGCGGCACCTGGCAGGCGCTGCGGGCGGAGCGCACCTTCAACGCCATCCCTGGCAACACGCAGGATGGCGAGGCCACAGCGACGGTGCTGCTGGAAAGCGGAACGGGACCGGTTCTGCTGGAAGGCACGGACGACCTGGCCGCGCCGATCCCGCTGGATTTCGGCCGCTTCGTGCCTGAGACCTTCTGGGACCGCACGAACCACCGGCTGATCACCGGGCCTGTGGACGCCGTGCGCTGGCAGTCCCTGGTGGGCACGACCTATGATGGCCCGGAGCGGTGGTTCACGCGCCGTGGCAACACGCTGCTGATCGTTCCGGCCATGCAGGGCGGCGAGGCGATGGTGTTCGAGTATTACACCACGGCCTTCATTGTGAGCGCGGCGGGCGCTCTGCTGACCCGCTGGGCGGCAGACACCGATCAGGCGCTGCTGCCCGAGGAGCTGTTCACCCTGGGGCTGATCTACTTCTTCTCCCGCGACCGTGGGCTGCCGTTCGAGGTGGCGCGGGCGGATTACGAGCTTCGGATCAAGACCGAGCTGAAGAACGACCAGCCCGACAGCCAGGTCATGACGGCCGGCGACATGTTCGGCACGGTGCGTCATTCTGGCGGCACGCCGGCCCCTGACTTCTGGGGCTACCGTGGCTAAGCCGTCTGGCCGCGTCGTGACGATGCCGCCCCCGGTAGGCGGCTGGGATGCCCTGAGCGCGCTGGCCGACATGCCGATTGAGAACGCCCCGCGTCTCGACAACTGGTTCCCGCAGACCGACCGTGTGACCCTGCGGCGCGGCTCTGCGCTGTTCGCCAGCGGGCTGGGCGGTTCGGTCGATACGCTGATCCCCTATGTGGGCGTCGATGGCGCTCAGCAGCTGTTCGGGGCCGTGAGCGGGGATATCTATGACGCCACGGCTGGCGGCACGGTAGGCGCCCCCGTGGTGAGCGGCATGACGAACGCGCGCTGGCAGTTCGTCCAGGCCAACACGGCGGGCGGCAACTTCCTGTTCCTCTGCAACGGCGAGGATACCCCGCAGCAGTTTGACGGCACGAGCTGGACGGACAGCACTGTCGCCGCCGTCGGGCTCACGGCCACCAACCTTATCTGGTGCAACGTCCACAACCGCCGCCTTTGGTTCGGGGAAAAGGACAGCCTGGTTGCGTGGTATCTGCCGGTGAACAGCATCACGGGCACGCCTACGCTGTTCGACCTGAGCGGCTTCGCGTCGCTGGGTGGCTACATCATGGCGATGGGCACCTGGGCGCTCGACAGCGGCGGCGGCCCGCGCGAGACGGCGGTGTTCATCACGTCGCAGGGCGAGGCCATCGTCTATTCCGGGACGGACCCGGATAGCGACTGGACCTTGCAGGGCACGTTCCGCATCGGCCGCCCGATGGGCCGGCGCTGCGTCGTCAAGGCCGCGTCGGACCTGATCGTCATCACGGAAGATGGCTTCCTGCCCTTCTCTACGGCGCTGTCTTTGGACCGTTCGCAGCGTGACCGGGCGGCGTTGAGCTACCAGATCAACCGGGCGCTGAATGAGGCCGTGCAGCGGTATAGCGGCAATTTCGGGTGGCAGCCGCTGATCTACCCGCGCGGCACGATGATCATTTTCAATATCCCGACCGGCGCGGCATCGGCGCAGCAGTTCGTGTTCAACACCATCACCGCCAAGCCCTGCCGGTTCACGGGGCTGAACGCCAGGGCGTGGGGCCTGTTCGATGACAACCCGTATTTCGGGACAGCGAACGGGCGGATTTATCGCTTCGACACGGGCTCGACGGATGACGGCCGGGTGATCGTGGCGGATGCGATCCAGGCATTCAGCTACTACAGCACGCCGGCCACCAAGGCGTTCAAGATGGCCGATGTGCTGCTTGAGAGCGACGGCAACCCGAACGCGGCGGTGAACCTCTGCCTGGACTTCCAGATGCTGGATGGCCAGCCCTGGACGCCGCAGACGGTGCAGGGCGGCGGCATCTGGGGTGAGGCCGTGTTCGGCGAGGCCGTGTTCGGCGGGACGAAGGTGTATCGCGGCTGGCGGGGGCTGACTGGCCTGGGCAAGAGCGCGGCCGTGCGGGTGCGGATCAACGGGAATGGCGCCACGCCGAGTTGGCTTTCAACCTCCGTCATGTATGTCCCGGGCGGTATGCTGTGATCCTGTGGGCCGAGGACGAGAACGAGGCGGCCAAGGTGGCGCAGTGGGCGGCGCTGAGGATACCGCACGTGTCGAGCTTTGGCCCCTGCCAGGCGGCGGCGGTCGAGCGCCACGGGCGAACGGCGGCGGTTGTAGTGTTCCACGACTGGCAGGATGTGGGGCGGTCGTTGCAGGTCAGCATCGCTGCGGAGACGCCTCTGTGGGCTTCCCGCGCCACGCTGGCGGGTCTGCTGCGATATGCCTTCGTGCGCGCCGGGGCCGAGGTTCTGTGGAGCGCCATGCCCAGCGACAACGTGCGGGCGATCAAGTTCAACACCGGTATCGGGTTCAAGCGTGAGGCGGTGCTGCGGCGCCGTTTCGGCCCCAAGCGCCATGCCGTCATCACATCCATGACCCGCCAGGAATGGCAGCGGTCGCAATGGGGTAACGCCTAATGGGCAAGAGCACGCCTTCCGCACCAGCCGCGCCTGACCCGAAGGAAACGGCTGCGGCGCAGGCCGGCTACAACGCGGACACGGCGCGCCTGAATGCGCAGCTGAACCGCGTGAACCAGGTCACGCCTTATGGCAACCTGACCTATTCGCAGGACCGCGCCGGCCCAGATTTCAATACCTATCTTGCCGGCAGGCAGAGCGAGTATACGGGCAGCCTGCCTTCACGTGACGTGCAGGACGCCAGCGAGGGCCAGCGCTACACTATCGCCGGCGCGGCCGAGAGCCCGGAGGAATTCCGCTCCCGCATCCAGGCCGACTACAACAAGCAGTACCCTGGCGGCGACACCTGGACCGCGACCACCACGCTCTCGCCCGAGCAGCAGCGGTTGTTGGACCTGTCCACGGCTGCGCAACAGACCTATGGCGAGGCCGCGCTTTCCCAGCTCCAGCGCGCCAAGGAAGGGCTTTCCACGCCGTTCACGCCGAACTTCGCGACGCTGGACGACCCGAACGTCTCCCGCGATCAGGTCGAGAAGGCGCTGACGGAGCGGATGGCGCCCCTTCAGGAGCGCGACCGCGCGGCGCTGGAAACCCGGCTGGCCAACCAGGGCATCGGGTATGGCTCCACGATGTGGAACCGGGCGCAGGACGATTTCAATCGCGGCCTGAACGATGCGCGCCTGGGCGTGATCGCGGCCGGCGGGCAGGAGCAGAGCCGGCAGGCATCGCTCAACCAGGGGCTGCGCCAGGCGGCCTTGCAGGAACAGCTTACCCTGCGCGCCCAGCCGATCAACGAGGCCACGGCGCTTCTTACCGGTCAGCAGGTGCAGCAGCCGACATTCACAGCCGTGCCACAGACCAGCGTGGCGCCGGTCGACTACACGGGTGCGGTCAATTCCAGCTATGCGGCGCAGCAGCAGGCCTATCAGCAGGCTCTTTCGCGCAACCAGGCGGCGATGGGCGGCATTACGGGCCTGATCGGCACGGCGGCTGGTGCAGCGTTTGGCAGCCCTTGGCTCGGCGGCATGTTCGGTAGCACGGGCGGGAAGGTAGCAGGCGCGCTCGGGGGGCTTAAGGGATGAGCGACACCTTCACGAGCCTCTACCTTCAGGACCCGGCCACGGCCATCCGCATGCGCCAGCTTCAGGCGGCGCAGCGGCTTCGGCAGGAGGGTTCCAGCAGCGCCCCGTTGCAGCACTGGACCCAGGGCCTCAACCGCATCCTGCAATCCTTCGTGGGCGCCCAGGATGAGCGCGCGGCACTGGACGCCATGCGGCAGGATCAGCAGCAGCAGCGCAGCGAGGCCGACACCTTCATGCGCGGCCTTATGGGCGGCGGCAACGTGCAGCAGCTGGTGGCGGCGGCGCAGCAGCCTGCACCGCAGGCCGTCTCTCCGGCGCCCGGTGAGCCTCAGCAGCCTGCCCCGACTGTGCCACCGCGCGCCAACTTCACGGTGCCCGGTGGCGACATCTACGGCGGCCGTGGCGGTCCTGCGCTGGCTGCGCGCGATGGGGCGCTGGGCGCGGGTCCGACGCAGTTGGCGGCGCTCAGCGCGGGCCGGGCGAGTGACATCGGCCAGCCGCTGAACAACCCAGCCGTGACGGGGCCGAACTCGGAACTGCCCGGCTGGGATGCTGGGCTGGGCGCGCCTACGGGGCGTATCAACCCCATGGTCGGCGGAAATCCTGGTGCCTCTTCTGGTGCGCCGTCTGGGGCAGCACAGGGCCTGCTCACGCCTGGCAACATTGATCTTAGCCGCCGCCCTCGGGTGCAGAACCCTGACGGCAGTATCAGCACGGTAGCTTCCATCGGGGTGAATATTGATGGGCGTGAGGTGCTGCTGCCTACGATTAGTGATGATGGTCGGCGCTTGAGTGAAGCCGAGGCTATCGAACAGTTCCGCCGCACCGGCAGGCATCTTGGGATGTTTGACACCCCTAGGAACGCGACTGCCTATGCAGAACGTCTGCACGACGCTCAGGCGGCGCGCTATGTCGGCCCCGGCCCCACGCCCGCAGCGCCGGCTGCCGCCGCCGCCCCTGCGACCGCGAGCGGCGCCAGCATGATGAGCGCGGCCCTGAGGGCGCTTAACAGCCCCAATCAATACATTCGCAGCCAAGCGCCCGCGCTCTTGCAGCTGGCGCAGCGGCAGATGGATGACGAGCGCCGGGCGCAGGAACGCCGCGACGACCGTGGGTATCGCGTTGAGGATCGGAACTTCGCGGCACAGCAGGCCCGAGAGCAGGCGCGTTATACGGCGGAACTGGCCCTGGCCAACCGCCCCCCTATGGCGGTCGGGCCCGGCACGGTGCTGGTGGACCCCCGCACCAATCAGCCCGTCTACACGGCGCCGCGCGAGACCTTCGGCGGCTCCGGCGTCGAGGCCGATGCGATCCGGCTGTTGATGGCCCCGAACGCCGACAACGGCTCCCCCGCCTATGGCATCGCCTACCAACGCCTCTACGGCCCGCGTCAGGTGCAGCAGCCGGACGGCACCATCGTCATCATGACCCCGCAGCCGCCGCCCGGCATCCGCATGCCGGCTGGGATGCAGGCACCGGGCGCCCCTTCGCCACAAGCCGCCGCGCCTCAGCAGCAGCCCCCGGTCGCGCAGGTCGATCCCGGCTCGCCCACCATTGCCGGCCCCGCGCCCGGGCTGGTGGCGTCCCCGCCGCAGATGCCGGGGCAGCAGCCGACGACCACGCAGACCCCGGCAGGCGCCGTCACGCGCATCCCGGGCCGTGGCACGCCGCTCTCCGATGGCGCCATCAACTCCCTGTCCGAGCAAGGCGGTATCCTGTCGCAGTGGCGCGCTCTGGGTGAGACGTTCAACCCCGACTTCGGCGGCTACGGCTCCGGCTTGGTCGGGCGCGCGGCGAACACCATCGCCCGCAACACGCCCGGCGCCAGCCCGCGCGCCGACTGGTGGCAGCAGTTCGACAGCCTGGACAACGTGGTGAGAAACCAGCTGTTCGGCTCGGCGCTGACCAACACGGAGCGGGCGGCGTGGGAAGCCACGACGGTCAGCCCCGGCAGCAGTCCGGAGACGATCCGCGCCAACCTCGCGCGGCGGCAGCAGATCGTGCGCGACGCTATCACTCGGCAGGCGCGCGCCCGGCTGGCGAACGGGGCCAACCCGCAGGCGGTCAGCGAGGCCACCGGCATCCCTCTGGAGACGCTGATGGCGCCGCAGCCTGCCCCGGGGACGGGTGGTGCTGCTCCCGGCACAAGCGGCTGGGGCATCCGGCCGGTGGAGCGCTGAATGCCCGACTACGAAATCACGTCCCCGGACGGCCGGCGCTTCGTCGTGACGGCGCCGGAGGGCGCGACGCAGGATCAGGTGCTCGCCTACGCGCAGCAGAACATGCCAGCAACGCAGGCGCCCCCCGCCTCGCGCGGTTTGGGCCTGGGGGTGCGCGACGTGATGCAGGGCCTCGCTGCGGCCCCGGGCATGCTCTACGACGCTGCCGCGGCGCCGGTGAACCTCGCCGCCAGGGGCATCAACGCCCTGACGGGGGCGAACATCCCCTACGCGCGCTCGGCCACCGAGAACGTGGATCTGATGGCCGACGCCGCTGGGCTGCCCAGGCCTGCCAATCCGACCGAGCGGATGTTGTCCACTGTGAACCGCAGCGTTGGCTCGATCTTGCCCACGCTTGGCGCTGGCGCAGCCCTGCAAGCCGCCGGGCAGGCGCCGGAACTGGCCACCATGCTCGCGGGAAACCCCGTGACGCAGATGGTGGCGGCGGCGACTGGCGGTGCGGCCCAGGGGGCGGCGGCCGAGGCTGGTGCGGGTGGTGTCGGTCAGGCTTTGGCCAATGCGGCCGGCGGCATCGCTGGCATGGGGCTCGCGCAAGGGCTGGCGGGGGCTGCCCGGGGTGGGGCTGCGATGGTCCAGCCGTTCAGCCAGAGCGGGCGCGAAGCCATCGCGGCCGATGCGCTCCTGCGCTCGTCCAGCGATCCACGCAACCTGCTGGCCCGCGTGCGCGAGGGTCTGGCTGCGACGGACCAGCGCCTTCCTGGCGCCGTTCCCAGCACGGGAACTGCCGCCCGCGATCCGGGCCTGCTGCGGGTTGAGAACAGCGTGGCATCTGGCGCCATCGGCCCTGCCGCGCAAAACACCCTGCGAGACGCGACGTTCGCGCGCGACGCGCTGCGGCATCAAGCCATCCGCGATTTGCAGGATGCTTCCACGCCAGGGCAGCGTGGCGAAGCCATACGTCGCATTCTGGCTGACCGTGACAGCGAGGTGAGCGAACTGGTCCGGCGCGCCTATGCCTCGGTAGATCCGGAAGGTGCAGCGCGGTTCCCGACCGAAGGCATTCGTTCGACCGTTGATGACGTGATCGCGCGCTACTTCGGGCCCGGCAGCGGCGGCCCGCCCGCTGAACTCAGCGCCATTCGGAATGAGCTTCCGGTGGCGCAGACCATGCGGCGCGAGGTGTCCGACCCGCTATCGGTGCGCCCGCGCATGGAGACGGTGACGACGCCGAGCGAAGTGGACTGGCGGTATCTCCAGAACCTGCGCTCCCGCCTGGGGGAGGTCGCTGGGCGCGCCTCGGCAGCCGGTGAGAACCGCCTTGCAGCTGCGGCGGGCCAGACCTGGGATGAGGTGGAGCGCGCGGCGCAGTCGGTTCCGGGGGCCGAAGGGTTGGCCCAGCGGTGGCAAGACGCGGCGGCTATGCGGCGCGATCAGGGGCGGCTGTTCGGGCGCAACGACGAGGGCGCCTCTGTGGTCGGGCAAATCCTGCGCAATGACCGCTTCGGTGCGCCGCAGATGCCCATTGATGCGGTGCCTGGCGCCGCGCTGGGTAGCCCGGCCCAACTGCGGCAGACGTTGGAAGCCGCTGGGGAGCAGGCGCCGATCATCCGTGAGCAGCTTCGCGGGCAGTTGGCCGAGCAGCTGGCGTCGCGGGCGACCGGCAACGCCGCAGTCGCGAACTCGGTCGGCGCAACGCAGAACACCGTGTCGCTCGGCCGGGTGCAGGATTTCCTGCGGTCCAACCGCGAGATCATCGACACCCTCTATACCGGCCCGGAGCGCGACCGCCTGAACCGGCTGGTGGCCGATCTGACCGAAGGCAGCATGCAGGCCAACACGGGCGCCACGCGGGGCTCACAGACGGTGCAGAACCTGACCGTGGGCAACATGCTGAACCGGGCGACGAGCGGGCTTGTCGGTGGAGAAAGCCTGTTCTCCAGTTGGACAAACAAAGCCCTCCGCTTGGTCTACGCACTGCCCGAGGACTGGACGCGCGAACTGATCGGCCGGGCGCTGGTTGAGCCGCGCTTCGCCCAGATGCTGCTTGAGCGCGCCAGCCCCGAGGCTGTGCGCCGGGCGGCTGGCTACCTCGAAAACACCCTTCAGCAGCGGCTGACCGACGCGATGGAGCGCCTGACGGCACAGGAAAACCTCAGGCTAACCATCGCGCCAGGACCGCCGCAGCAGCAGCCAGGACCAGGGCGCTAACCGCCCTCAACAGGATTTCAGCATGAAGCATGGCTTCCAGCCTACCCGGCTGGGGCGTGCTTTGTCACGTCAGGAGATAACCGTATGGCACGCGACGGAGCAGGCACTTACACCCTGCCGCAGCCGCCGTTCGTCAATGGCGACGTCATCAGCGCACCGGCCTTCAACTCGATCAACGACGATGTGGCCGCCGCTCTGACCGGCTCCATCGCCGCCGATGGCCAGACGCCAGTTACTGGCAACCTGCGCATGGACGGCTACAGGCATACGGATGTGGGCGACGGCTCGGCCAGGGACCATTACGCCAGTCTCGGGCAGGTTCAGGACGGCGCCGCGCTCTGGTGCGGCACGGCGGGCGGCACGGGTGACGCCATCACCCTGACGCCGACGCCCGCCGCTGCCGGCGTGGTGGCCGGGCAGCGGTTCTCCTTCATCACCAGCGCAGCGAATACTGGGGCCGTGACGGTGGCAGTCTCTGGCCTCACCGCCCAGGCGCTCCGGCGTTACGACGGCTCCGCGCTGCCGGCCGGTATCCTCTGGGCAGGCAACCGGGTGCAGATCGAGGCGGTGAGCGCGACCGAGTTCCGCTTGGTCGAGCCTGCGTGGCTGAACGGCTGGGGCCTGCTCTACTCGGGCGCGCTGTCAGGCACGGCGGTGGACGTGAACATCCCCGGCGGCGTGCGCGAGCTGCGGGTGACGGTGAACGGTGCGCGCATCGGTGCTGGCACGGTCCAGCAGCTGTTCCTGCGCGTGAAGATCAACGGCGTGTGGGTGCTGGGTGGCACGGGGCAGTACTTCGACAGCCGCTCATTCAACGTCCAGCTCGGCGGCATCAACCCCGTTCCACAGCCTCTCGCGGACGTATCTGCGCAGGGCCACTTCCTGGGATACGTGGGCGAGAACGACGACGCCATGAACAGCGAAACCTGCATCAGCAACATGCTGAATGGCGCGGCCTTCAACGAGTATGCGATGCCCCGCACCCGGTCTTTGACCAACGGCGGGGCGGCCGGCTTCGGATGGGCGCAAATGGACGCCCAGGGTCAGATCGCAATCCCTTCTGGCTACCGTATCGAGGCGATCCGCATCGCCAACGGGACCGGCAGCCCCCGCAGCTTCACGCAGGGCACGCTGCGCGTCCTCGGCCTCTGGGGCTGAGGCGCAGGCACCGGAGACACCAGAATGACGAATGCAACGGGCCTCCCGGTCACGGGGATGACGGCTGCGCAACTGCCGCTTTCGAACAATGACCTGATGATGGTGGTGCAGGGCAGCGGGGCGAGCTCAAACCGGCAAGCCCCGCTCTCGGCGATCCGCTCCGTCGTCGGCCCCCAATACGATGCCCGGGTGTTCGGGCTCATCAAGGGCACGACACTTGACCAGTCCGACACGCTTCAGGCGGCCATCGACACTGTGGCCGGACAGGGCGGCGGGGTGCTCAACATCCAGGCCGGCACCTTCTACGTCAAGAACATCTACCTGCGCAGCGGCGTGTATCTGATCGGCGCCGGCAAGGGCTTCACGATCCTAAAGATGCCGGCGGCTCAGACGGCAGCGGATGTTGTCACGGTCGAGAACTTCGACGTGCTGGTAGGGACGCGCCCCGTCACCACTGGCTTCCCGGTGGATTTCGGCCTCGGCAACCTGACCATCAACGGCAATGGATACGCCCAGGGCGATGCCATCACCGGCACGTCCATCAACTCCAAGGGGCGTGGCCTGGCGGTCTATGGGTTGGCGTTCAACATCGTCGGCCCCCTCGCGATCATCGATTGCTGGCGCCACACTTGGTATTGCGACGGCCCACCGGCCGGGCACGCCGGCGACGGCATGGCCGGCATGGGCATGGGCGGCCCCTTCTGGCTGAACAACGGCAACATCAGCCGTGAGGCCGATGGCGGGTTCGGCAGCGCCGTGGGCTGCTCTGTGTTCTTCAATGGCGTGGCAGACAGCCGCTACGGCCCTGGCCTCATCGGCTGGTCGCAGGGCGGCGCGGGCATCAAGTTCGGCACCGCCGGCACTGGCGATTGGCTCAATTGGGAAGTGTTCGGCGGCGCGATGCCGGAGGACTACCGCGCGCAGACCTGGCGCACAGGCACCAGCATCACCCGCAGCGGCACCACGGCAACGATCACCTTTCCGACCCCGCATGGCTTCCGGGTGGGCGAGCAGGGGCAGGTCTACAGCGGGGGCGACGCCGGCTTCAACATTCTGATGAAGGTGACGGCGGTTCCGACCGCGACAACGCTCCAATACACGCTCGACGCCGCGACAGGAGCCAACTTCACCGGCGAAGTCATCGTGGTCCCGATGCAGTTCCCGCAATGGGCGCTCATCACCGAGGCCGCAGGCATCGCCTTCTGGGGCAACCTGTCGGGCGGTTATCTGGGGCAGGCGAAGATCCTGGCCAGCAATTGCGTGTTCGAGACGCTGCGCGAGGACTACCTGATCGCAGGCGGCCCACCGCCGCGTGCTGGCCTGCTCCAGGGTGGCTTCCAAATCGGCGATGCCACTCATGCGGTATCGAACACAAGGATCCGGTCCAAGTTCGGCGATATCCTTGGAACGGTCCTGAACCTGGTCAATTCCGGCGGCGGCAACGACGTGGAGATCATTGGCTGGCGGAACTATGCGGGGGGGGCACTTGTCACGGGCACCCGCGATCCGTCCGATGAAGTATATGTCCGCGCCTTCGGCACGGGGCCGGATGCCTATGCCCGGCGGCTTCCAGACGGCTTCGCGGCCATGGATGGGGATAACAATGCCCTTTCCCTCTACGCCAACAGCGGCGGCAAGGCCCGGCTGGACTTCAAGAGCCAGGACGGCACCACGCAGCTTTGGGGTGTCGAGGCCGACAGCGGCGGCATCGCATTCCAGGCTGCCGGCGCCAACCAGTTCATCATGGACGGCATCGGCTGGCGTTCTGCGGTGGCCGGGCGAGAGCTTGGTGGCTCCGGCGCTCGGTGGTCCCGCCTCTGGCTGACTAGCCTCCCGACGAGCGCAGCCGGCCTGAGCAGCGGCGATTTCTGGCGGGACGCCGCCGCCGGCAACGTCGTCAAGCAGGTTCCCTAATCATTCGCAGAGGAAGCGCGCTTAACCCGCGCTCGATGACGCATGACTAAGCCACTGTCCCTCTCGGGGCGGGCGAAAACCTATACTGTCGGCGCGACGGCACAGGTTTCCGATCTGCCCAATACCCCCGGAACCAACGGCACGATCCTGATCGCCCTGAACCTCGGCGACACCATCGTCTACCGCCAGTACGGCGACAGCGCGCTGGTATCCGGCGATGTCACGGCGACCGGCGAGGACCGCAGCGGCGCCATCCTGCCCGGCTCTGGCGAGATCATCACGGTTCCGGGGACGTGGACGAAGGTCGCGCTGGTGTCACCTGACGGCACCGGCCTGATCCAATTCCAGCGTGCGGAGGGCGGCCTGTGAGGATCACCGCCCCTGGGGTCGGCTACGGGACATTCCGTTCCTACCTGAGAAATTCCTACCTCCCCGCCGCTGGCCTCCGCGCCCCGGTCGCGTCTGACGACCTCGGCTTCGGCTATGCCAACGCGTCCGAGGGGCGCCTGTCCGGTGTCTATGTCAGCGCGGGCGGTAGCGGGTACACGGCGGCTACCGTGACATTCGCGGCGCCCAGCAGCGGCACCACGGCGACCGGCATTGCGCTGGTACAGGGTGGCGCCGTGGTCGCGATCCAGATCACCAACCCCGGAAGCGGCTACACAACCAACCCGACCGTGACCATCACGGGCGATGGCTCGGGCGCGGCGGCGACGGCGTTCCGGCGCCAAACCACGCTGTGGAATAACAACGGCCAGATCTTCGCGCCCTTCCGCACGACGAGTGGGAAGGCGGCGTGGCAGCGGCGTTCCCCCGGCACCCTCCCGGGCACGCCGGCTGCGGTGTATGGCTTGATCCGGCTGATCCCGGATTACGCTGGCCCTGCCATCCGGCTGGTGCGGACCAGCGACAGCACAACTCTTGATGTGCCGTTCCTTGCAGACGGAACCCCGGATTGGGCTCTCGTCGATCGCTGGGCGGCCGGGACCACCGTTCGGATTTCCATCGCCTACGATCAGACGACCGGCGCAGCGCATATGACGCAAGCGACCGCAGCGGCGCGCCCCTACATCGACGCCATGAACACTCTGGATGGGCTCGTTCAGGGCCGGATGATCCGGCACGATGGCCCGAACTTCAACACGGGCGTGACCAACAACAGCCTGTCGATACCCGCCGGTCTGACCACCAGCACCTCTGGGGTATCGGTGTTCATGGTGGCGCGCTGCCCTGGCGCCATGGTCAACACGCCGCTGGTCGAGCTGTATCATGCCACCACCCCGTTTCGGCTGGGCGTGAGCGGCAGTTCGTTCCTCTACAACGTGCAAGGCGGCGGCCAGTCCAAGCTGACGCATGTCCGCGCGCCTGCCACGCTCGCGGTATACGGCGCCACGGTTGGCGCCACGAACGCCACCCGGCTGTTCCTCGACAACGCGCACGCCACCCAGAACAGCATGACGGCCGCAAGCATGGCCGGCGGCACGGTAGGGACGTGGAGCGACGGCACGGGGAGCGACTTCGAATGGGCGGCCCTGGTGATCTACCAGTCCGAGCTTTCCGAGGCTGACCGAGAGACGGTCCAAGCCTGCCTGACCTCGCGCTTTGGCATCGTCCCGCAGAACCAAGACACGATCATCGCGCGCGGCGACAGCATCACGTTCGGGCTGAAGGCGACGCTGATCCGCACGCCCACCAAGCTGTGGATGCAGCGCCTCGGCCTGCCCGCGCGCTTTGTCAGCCTGTCCCGGTCGGGCGAGACGGCGGCCAACTTCGCGCCTGCAACGGCGGCCTATCTGATCCGGGAGCTTCGGCCCGGCGCCAGGAACAACGTTATCCTGTGGTCCCTCGGCACGAATGACATCGTGAACAACGGCACCAGCGCGGCAGACCTGTTCGAGCTGGGCATGCAGGCCATGGACATCGTGAACGCCTATGCCGACGCTCGGGGCTTCGCCCGGCCGCGCTGGGTGTGGGGCACGATCATTCCGCGTGGGGTGTTCACGGCGCCGCAGATCGTTATCAAGGACGCCTACAACGCGCTGGTGCGGGCCAACACCGGCCGGAACCGGATCGACGCCATCGCGGACTACGCGGCTGACCCTGTGATGGGCGCGGCGGGCTGGCCCAGCGACAGCACCACCAGCGCGGACGGCACGCACCCGAACGACAACGGCTATTCGATCATGGCGCAGATCGCGTCGGATGCGATCCGGCCGATCTGGGATTTCGGGGCCGGAGTTTCGTGAGCGACGCCGAGCGCGCCATAGGGCGTCTGGAGGCCGAGGTTGATAGCCTCGCCTCCCTCGTATCGGAGCTTCGCCTTGAGGTGCGCGCAACCCGCGATCTCGTATCCGAAGTGGCAGGCGCCATGAAGGCCATGCGGGTGATGGCTGGCGTGTTCAGCACCCTCGCAGGCGTCGGCGGCTATTTCCTGCACAAGATATGGAGGCCGTGATGGCTGACCCGAAGGCAAGCCGGGGCTACCGGAACAACAATCCGACGAACCTGCGGTATATCGCGGACCCCAAGCGGCGCTGGAATGGGCAGGACCCCGTTTCGGCTGATGGCTACGGCCGGTATTCCTCACTCGCCCTGGGCATGCGCGCGGGCGTCGGCCAGCTCGTCGTGAACCAGACCCGCAACGGGCTCGATACGGTCTGGAAGCAGATCAACTCCTGGGCTCCGCAGAGCGACGGTAACGATCCGGTCGCCTATTCGGCCAGGGTAGCAGCGGCGCTTGGCGTGGGCATCCATGACAAGATCGACGTGCGCCCCTACCGCGTGATGAAGGTCATGCTCCGGGCGATCATCGAGGTCGAGTTGGGCGGCATGCCATACACCCAGGCCGAAATGGACGAGGGCATGGCCCTCTACGGCATCACGGAGTTCAGCCAGCCCGCGCCCGTCCGCAGCATCCGTCAGGCCGCCACGACCAACAGCGGCACGGCCGTCGCCAAGGCGGTCGGCACGCTCGCCCCCCTCGGCGCGCTGGCCCCGGTGGCCACGGCGGTGGGCGGCATCCCCTGGCAGACCATGGCCGTGTTGGTCCTGGCGGCCGGGATCGGTGTGGCCGTGTGGCTGTGGCAGCAGCGGAAGGACAAGGCGGCGTGATCGCCCTGTTCGCCGGGCTGTGGAGCCGCATCCACGTCTACGTTGCCATCGCAGGCGCCGCGCTGGCCATCCTGACCGGCGCCTACATGATCGGCAAGCAGAGCGCGCGCACCGACGAGATACGCCGCTCGGCCGAGCGGATCGCAACCCAGGCCAGGGAGAGAGCGCATGTGGAGGGGGACGTGGCTCGCGAGCCTGATCCTGCTGAGCGGCTGCGGCGTGACTGGAGCCGTTGA